AAATCCGTTCCATCTTGCGCGTCATCTTCTTAATCTCCATTTTTCAATTCCTTTGGGCGTGCAGGCGCAAACAGGAAAGCGACCAAGGCGACCAAATAGCCCCGCAAATATTCTACTGGCCCGACGGCGGATGTGTCCATCATTTTGATGATACGCCAAGCGAAGTGAAATAGGGGTAGGTTGCGCGACGATGGCTAGGTTTAACAGATCACCCCACGACGCTCGAAACGCCCAGATAGTTGCTCTTCTTGACGCTGGCGAGGCCCCAAAGGTGGTAGCTGGGAGGTTCCATCTTTCGGTATTCGGCGTCTACAAGGTCCGAGCAAGGTTCCACATGGAACATGTCCAAATTTGTCCAAATTGTTTGCTTTGTAAAAAACCAATTCTTGTTTAGAATATAGCCAGGCTATGGGGCTCTCCACAGGAGGGGACATGGAGTATTTTGCCTTACGCCACACAGGAAAAACAAGCCCACGTTATTTTGTAGCAAACACAAAAGAATTAACTTTTGGGAATGGTTTTTGTGGTTGCGGTTGTGGTGCAAGTGCCGTCGGAAAGTTTGCTCACGGTCATTCTAAAATCCCTAAATTTCATTTTTCAAAGTCTGAAAACGGTTGTTGGCAATGGGAGCTTCGGAAGGATGTCGACGGGTACGGTGTGTATCATGGATTTGGGGCACATCGTGTTTTTTACGAGAGGCTTGTCGGTAAGATTCCCAGTGGATTGGTTTTGGATCATCTTTGCAGAAACCGAGCATGTGTTAATCCGGACCATCTAGAACAGGTTTCTATAAAAGAGAATCGCAGGCGTTCCCCGTTCCTGACACTGTCGTCGGAGAAGGTAAGGGAAATTAGAAAGTCGTTTGATGGCCGATGGGGGAGTTGTCGCAGATTGGCAAAGCGTTTTAATACATCCCACCAAAATATATCTTTGGTAATCAATCAAAGAAATTGGGTTATGGCATGAATTTGTTTTACCCCATAGCCTCCCCTGATCCTCAAATGAGGATTGGGGGTATTTTTTTCATCGACGGAATCACCGATGCCCGCTAAATTAAAGCATGGCGTTGTCGGCGCCTCCGGCGGTGCCCGTGCTGGCGCCGGACGAAAGCCGTCGGAATTCCTTGAAAAATGCAGACAGATTGCCAGCAATCCAAAATATTTCGCATGGGCCGAACGGGTTTTGGCCGACGAGCCAACAGAGGATCGGTTGATCGTTGTGAATAATGTCCCGCAAATCGAAAAGGTGCGCGCATCCGCCGGTGAGAAAGATCGGGTTTGGTCATCTCTGGCCGCCTACGGATTCGGAAAGCCCGTCCAGTCCGTTGAGTTGTCGGGTGAGGTTTCTGGCCGTATGGTTATCGTCCGATCTGAACAATGATTGAATTCCCCAAGCTGTCCGATGCAAAATTAACTCCGGGCGACAGAGTTTTCCGATTACTTAAACCACAAGACGGATTTATTTTTTCGCAAGCCAGGTTCCCGGCGTATATTGGAGCATGGGGCACTGGAAAATCTTTTGCGTTGATTCAACGCGCCATGCTTCTTTCCGAAGAGAGCCCAAAGAACCTGGGGGTGATTTTCAGAAAAGAGTTTACCGATCTTAGGGACTCCACGTGCAAAGATTTCGAGAGATATACGGGGATCAAGATCAATTCAGAGCGTTCGGTTATCCTCCCAAATAAGTCTGAAATCATGTTTCGGCACTTGGAAGAAATGCATGGGACAGTTCAGAATTTAAATCTTGGATGGTTTGGGATCGAGCAGAGCGACGAACTACCTTCCGAAGAGATTTTCAACGTACTTCGTGGGCGCTTGCGCCGGGATGTTAAGCGGCGGTCAGGGTTTGTGATTGGAAACACGAACGGGCACGACTGGCAGTATAACCTGTGGAAGGCCGCCCAGGGGACCGACAATGATTACGAGCTGTTTGAGGCGACGAGTTTTGAGGCTAAAAAATATCTTCCAGAAGACACTATTGAAGATTGGAAGAAGTTAGAGCAGTCATCCCCTAAAATATACCGCAGATTTGTCCTTAACTCCTGGGACGAATCCGACACGTCGGATGTGGTTATTGATCCTGAGTGGGTTAGGAGTTGTGTTCGTGTAGGCATGAATATCACGCATCCCATTCGCCGAGTTGTTTCATGCGATGTGGCGCGTTATGGCGACGACAAGACTGTTGCCTATGCGATAGAGAACGGTCGCGTGATCGGCCGGCAGGAGTGGGAAAAGAAGTCCACGATGGAAACGGTTGGGCGTCTTATTATGTTTGCCAAATCCCAGGGCGATATTGAGAGTTTTGCGGTTGACGAAATTGGTGTTGGTGGTGGAGTGGTTGATCGTTTGCAGGAGATGGGCCGTCACGTTATTCCAGTGAACGCCTCTGAGCGGTCCGAAGGTGCCGGATTTTATAATCGGAGAGCTGAAATTTACTCGTTTGGTGCGAATATGTTTGAAAATCGGATGGTGGCTATCCCGGCAGACGATCGGCAATTGATCGAAGAGTTGTCCTGGTCGCGCTATAAGCAAATTCGATCGAATGGGGTGTATCAGGTTGAGGCAAAGGAAGATATTAAAAAGCGCTATGGCCGATCCCCGGACCACGCCGACGCGCTCCTTATGGGCCTGTGGGCGATTCCCCAGGCCAAAATTTACGATGGGTTTGGAGAGGTGGATTACTCCAATTCACCCATGATGGTGTCATCCGCAGTCCCAACAAGAGCCCCTTCGCGGGCCAGGAGAAAACAATGATCGACGTATCCCCGCTCTACGACCTCATCATGGTTCAGGTGACAGATAAGCCGCGCGTTAGCCGGTCGGGACTGATTCTGGCCAAAGAGGTTCAGCCAGAGATTGAAGAGGGCCTAGTGGTCGCGTTTGGTCAGGATGTTTCAAGGGAAACAAAAGATAGGGTCCAGGAAAGCCTGTTTGGTGTCATGTTCGCCGCCGAAGACCATGAGGCCAATTCCTACTACCACGATGGGAAGAAGTTCCTTTTCATTGAAGAACATAAGATTTTCGCGGCGGCTATCCTTGGCAACGGCGACAAGATGCCCCGGATCCAGGCGCCACTAGGAAAATGGAGCCTCATGGAGTGGGAAGAGGCCAACGGGAGCCTTCTGGGAGGGCTTCTCGTGCGCCCTGTGTTGGGTTCCAAAGCTCATTTCACTGGGAAAGCAATCATGTGCGGACCAACAGCCTACGATATGGAGCCCGGAAAGAGGTATTTCTACGAGCAGTTCAGTGACTTCAAGAGCTGGTCGGAGAACGGAAAGCGTTATGCGTTCGTCCCCCATTCGGCAATTTATTGTGAAATTCCTGAACGGGAAGCGGATGTTTGTTTGGCCCCGTCAGAAGTGGCGACGAATTTGGATTGTGTATTGCGATAGGAGAAATTAAATGGCCTCGACAAAAACAGCGAAAACATTTCAGACAAGCGCATCGAATACGGCGGGATCGACCGCTACAGGGTCAACCGTTTCGCTCACGACGTCATACGGATGTTTAATGACTGCAAAAATAACCAATGGGGCGACAGGCCCAACGGTGGCGTGTGATTTTGTGGTTGAAGTATCTAACGACAACTTCTCCTCCGATACAAAAGAGGTTTATCGGGCGACGGCGAGCGTAACGAATAGCGCGGTTCATTATTTCGCTTTTGAAATACCGGCATCCGTAATGTATGCGCGGAGCAAATTTACCGGGAATACAGGGCAAACGGTTACGGTGGAATGCACAGGTGAAGAGCTAACGACGATCTAATGGCCAAAATTCAACGCGGGGGATCGTTTCTTTCGAATGAGATTAGAAAGAATTTCTCTTCTTTCTATCTGTTCGGGGATTTGTCTACAACAAAAAAAGATTTGGTTGGCAAAAACGATCTCACTTATGCGGCGGGTAGCCCATCGCTTTTTTATGGGAAAGATTTTGTGGGTGAAAAATTCGATGGAACCAAGTATTTGGTCAATACTTCTATTTCTATCCCAATCACGAACGTCCCCGTGTTCGTGTATTTCAACGCCAAGATAAGCGAATCGAGCGGTTCAACTATGCGTTTGCTGAGCATGAATTCGTCCTCTCCGCCAGGGTACCAAATTGACATTTATAGAGACGCGGGCGGAGCGGCGCGCGTATACGGCCAGGTGACACATAGCGATCTGGTGCCGCCGAACGACATCTCTTATACGAAGAACTCGAAAAACAACGCTGATTATTACAGTGCTGGCGTTTTCAGTTTGAGAAGCGACGCCTTGGGCACGTTAAAATTGTTCGTAAATGGAGAAAAGCAAGACATCAACCTTTATCGGGCAATCAATATTGGGGCCGGAGGAAGTATCAATAAAATTTCCATTGGGGCAGGGGCTACCGGGGCGAACGGGTTCATTGGTGGAATATTCTCGGCTGGCTGGGGAACTGGCGAACCGAATGACGATTTTTTCATAAGGCTCTCAAAAAATCCGTACGAGACGATCTTTCAGAAAAGTTTTTATCGAATGAGAGCCTCAGTCGGATCAAAACAAAGACGTTCGTTTTCGTCTTTGGGGACACGCTCAGGAAAAAGGCAGGCCACCTAATGAACAAATTACGCAAGCAGTCCAGCACGACGTATCCGCTTTTCTTTTTAATGGTTGACTCGACGGATCATGTGACCGGAAAAACCGGGCTTTCCCCTACCGTAACGATTTCAAAAAACGGGGCCTCTTTTGCCTCTCCGTCCGGAGCGATCACCGAGGTAGGGAATGGGCTCTATAAGATTGCCGGCAACGCCACCGACTCGAACACGGTTGGGGAGCTATGGATTCACGCGACGGGAACGGGGGCCGACCCTACGGATACGTCTTACACTGTGGTCGCCTATGATCCGTTCGACTCCGTTCGGCTTGGCCTAACGTCACTTCCTAATGCGGCGGCGGAAGCGGCTGGTGGGCTCTATACTAGGGGTTCTGGCGCTGGACAGATAAACCAGCCAGCCAACGGACAGATTGACGCCAACGCTGTTAAGATCGGCGGCACGGTGCAAACCGCGAGAGACATCGGAGCAAGCGTCCTCCTCTCCCCTGGGACAGGGACAGGCCAGGTGTCCATCTCTTCTGGCGTCGTTAGTTCCAATATTACGCAGATCGACGGGCAAGCGACGAGTGGCAACAACGCCACGCTTAAACTAAAAAGTCTGGACATTCAGAGCGATTCATACCTTGTAAATGCCGTCAATGTTGTTGGCGGTATCAACCCGAACTCCGGACAGCGGGGTGGGAACGGTATCAGGGTTGTTGGCGGAAACGGAGACTTCCACGGTTATGGGATTTACGTTGCGCCGAGCCCTACGGGAAGCGGAAGCTGCCCTGCCGTATTGCTTGATGGTTCTGTTGGCGGATGCTATGGGCTTCAAATAACAGGGAAATCCGTCCCGCCAGTCTTACTGCAAAGGCTTGACTCTGGGAGTGTTGTGATCCAAACCTATAGCTCCTCTTACGCCACAGGCGACATTGATGCGAACATTTCTGGGGATTTGCTAGGTAACGTAGCGTCTCTCGGGACGCAAGCCAAGGCCGACGTGAACGCTGAGGTTAAGGATGTCCTAGAAAATGACAGTCAAGCCGAACCAGCTTCTCCTCCATCTTCGACTTCTAGTCTACGCGATAAAATTGGGTGGTTGTTTACTTTGTGGCGGAATAAACGAACACAAAGTTCGACACAAGAAAAAGTGTATGCGGACAATGGAACGACGGTTATAGGGACGAGCGCAAAGTCGGATTCTTCTGGTACGTTTACCCGTGGGGAATTCCAGTGAGTGACGGAATAAACACCGCACAAAAAAGGGAAAGCGCATTCCTTGATAATGGACCAATCACACCGGATTCGTCCATCAGCGCGGGTGACAGGCAAACTCTTGTTGGAGAATATCCCCTTGGGTATTTCGATGACAGTGGTGTAGTCCACGGACTGGCCGCCTATTTTCCGACGGTCATATTCCGTTCATTTGCTGGTGATTCAAAAGGAATGAGCGGAACTGGCTCATTCTCGTTTAAGGTTCTAAAGAATGAGAAGGACAAAAATGGGGATGTTCTTGTCCTATTGTCGGATATTTCTTTCAAGACCGAGAACATGGCGGATCGGACCTACAAAGATTTGATCGGCGAGAATGCCAACCCGAAGCGCCAAGTTGACAGCGAAGACGACGACACGGACGTAGCATAAGGGGAAATTATGAGCGAAACGCGCGGAGAATACGGATCTGAAATCATGGATGAACAGGTAGAAAAGCGGATTTCTTTGGACGTTCCGAAATCTTTGGCGAAGACGTTGACGCTTGGGGATAGCATTACGGCAACAGTCTCCGGCCAGGTGTGCGGTATTTCCACCGGGTACGATAAGGGTGACGCGAAGACGATTTGCCTTAACATAAAGTTTTCCAAGCCGCCCAAGATTGTAACAAACCAGGCGGACGCCTCGGTGCGTAGCATGATGGGAACAGCTCCGAAGGTTGGACGCACAAAGAACGAAGCGGACAAGTCTTTGAAGGATCTTCGCGACAGTGTTGAGAGGTCGTATTAAGTGGAAAAAGAAAAGAAAACCAAGATTGTAGACGAGCCGACGGTCGCGTCCCCAGATACGCTTGCCCAAGATAAGTTGGGTAAGCTGATCCAGCTTAATGACGGTCAAGCGAAACGGCTGAAAAAGTTTTTAAAGAAGAACCTGGACGCATGGGAAGACGATACGGCCGATCTCCACGACAATCTTGTGGCGGACAACGATCTGGTTGAGAACGTAATTGAGGACAACGGATGGCCGTATGAGGGGGCTCCGAATATCCATCTCCCCGTAACGTCGATCTACATGAAAATTTATAAGAGTGTCCAGAAGCGGTCAATTCTTGGGGCCGGGAACATTTGGACGACAAAGATGAGCCCCGACGCCTACGGGACGCCACTGGAACAGATCGCCCCGCAAGTGGCCGACATGATGAACTACAAGGCTCAAAACGAGTGGAACATTGCGGAGAAGTTGGAGGACGTTTTCAGTCCAACAAATAGGGATGGGCTTGGGATTCTTAAGGTTCCTTTCGTGGAAGAGACGGAAACGAAGCGTGACATTCTTTTGTTTGAAACGGTTGACGAGTTTACGGCCAAGTTTCCAACGGCCGAAGATGCAGACATGGACAAGGAAGAGTATTCCAAGGTCATTCAGAAGATTCGGGCGGAAGGCGGGCCGGATAATCCCATAGAGGTTCCTATCGAGTTCGAAGCCGTTACCTATTCAGGCCCGAAGGCAAAAGTCGTTGAGTTGATAGACTTCGTAACATTCCCGGCGAATTGTTCAGATCTGAGCGCCGAGCATTGCAAGGGATATGGAGAGCTTTATACGCTCCGTAAGGGCGCCATTAAGGCGAAAGGGCGGTCTGGCGCATGGGATAACGATGCGGTCAAGCGGATACTTAGCTCCAAAAGCAAGCCGGGGCAGAACAGTCTGAAAACTTCACAGGATGAGATTGAGGGCTTGGGGCGAACGGAAACCGATGGGACAAAGTTTCTTGAAGTAACCGTCCGGTTCGACCTGGACAAAGACGGAAAAGAACGTAAACTTCTTGTCACATACGCGCCGGAAGAAGAGGAAATTGTTTCGTGCATGGATTATCCGTATCGCGTTGATTTCTACGCTCTTTTCCGTATTTCAAAGAGGACGAACAGGTTGATCGGAGAGTCGATCCCTGTCCAGTCTCGCGATTTGAATGAACTGATGGATCGGCAGATTACCCAGCGGGTATTAAGCCGGGAGATTTCCACGGTTCCGAGCTTTAAGGGTAAGAAGAGCGCCAAAGTAGACTTTGATCCTGAGGCTCAGGAAAACCGGTGGCGCCCTGGAGTGATTTTTTGGTTGGAAGATCCGGAGGCGTTTGACCAATTTAAGATTCAGCCTACCGATTTGGGCGAGTCTATGCAGGAAGAGAAGAACGCCATGAGCATGTTGGATCTTTCGCTTGGGTCTTCGGCTTCTCTTATGAGCGGTCAAGCCTCGATGTCGGACCCGTCGGCGCCAGGGAATAAGACTGCGATGATGCTTGGTCAGTCGAATATGAGGATGGATGATCCTCTTTCTACTCTCCGTGACGGCGTTGACCAATTGGGCGACATTTGCCTTTCCCACCTTTACCAGTTCGGGCCTCCAGTGATTTCGTACGTTGCAGACCAGGTGGAAGGACAGAAGGTGAATTCTCTTCAAAAGAAGTATTTGAGATCGGGATTGAAAATGAGGATGGCCGGAATGACGGTCGTGGACAATCCTGATGCGGAGATGGCACGGTGGTTAGGACTTGGCGCACAGTTGATGCAGTTGGAGCCAACATTCGCCCAAAATCCTGAGGCGAGAACGACACTCTGGGGCATGGCCCTATCTGCGGGCAGGGTTCCTAACCGGGACAAGTTACTTCCTAGCCCCCAGGTTTTAAAACAACAGCAAGTGAAGATGATGGTGGAAGCACAAAAGCAGTTGGCGGTTCAGTCCGCCGTCCAGGGCGCCGTCCAAGAGAAAGAAAGGGTAGCCCAACGGTTTAAAGATGTCCGCGAGGGATTGTCCAGAAGGGCTTTGGTTGAGAAGGTGGCGGCGATGGCCGGGGGAGCCCAGGGAGAGAACGGTAATGCGCCGGCGGATCAGTAAAGATTTAATAGATTCTAAACGATCTGAACTTTTGCGGGCGAAAGAGCAGAGAGAAAGGTTTCGCACGATTTTGGATGGGAAGGACACTCCGTTTTGGAAAGAAGTTGTCGGTCGGATTGATTCAAAGAAACAGGCGGTCGAAGAACAGTTGGACGAGTGGTCCGACGTCCCCGAGCGAAAAGTGTGGGCGTTTCTGGAACAAAGGAAAATGCTCCGATTCTTCCAGGAAATGGTAGACGAGTCCGGTAACGTCATTGAGGTTTTGGAAAAGCGGATAGACAAGTTGGAGACGGAATTAAAAGGAATGCGTGTCGGTGAAATCGCTTGACGATCAGGCCGACGCCTCTCCGAACGAAATCCGAAGTGATGGCCCTCCGTGGCGTTTTGCGCGAGGAGCATGAGGTTCGATGTGATTCGTGTGGAAAGTTCATGTCCGCTGTTGTGACGATTATCCATTACGACGGAGACATGGTGGAATCGAGGGGATTGAGTTTCGATGATTACATGAAAGACATTCGGATGGAGATTAAGATAGGCGCTCTCGGAAAATGCGCCCGATGCAAAGAAGATAACGCCCAAATTTTGTATCAGTCGTAGTTCATAAAAAACCAGCGGCCCCCAGCGGCCCACCAAGGACGATCAACGTCTGAGGTGGGTTTTTTTGCGGCCCAGGAGGACTAAGATGGGAAACGACAACGAAGGTGGAGTGATTAAAAGCGAAGACCACGGGGAAACCCTGGAAGAGGCCGGATTGTCGGAGGATACCGATGGCTCTACGGATGAGGCCGATACGAAAGATAACGACACTGAACCTGACGCGGCCGGAGAGTCCGGTGATGACGCTGGAACAGAAGGCGAAAAAGCTGATGGAGATCGGACAGAACATGATGAAAAGGGTGAATCGCCTAAAAGCGAAGGGCCTACCGAGGTAGAGGCTCTCAAGACTTTGTTGGAAAAGCGGGAAGCTGACTTTAAGGCGATAAAGGAAGCGAAGGAAAAGGAAAACGCTCCTCCGCCGCCGGCGCCCCCAACAGAAGAGCAGTGGGTGGCACTGGAAGAACGGTTTGGTGGCCTTTCGCGGTCACAGATTACACCCATCGCCGACATGATGGAGAAGGCGGTTTCAAGGATTCAGGAGCAATACGAGGTTCGGCTTGCCGGGATCGAAAAGGACATGACAATCAACCGGTTGGCCGACCAAGAAGGGACTCGCGACATTCGGTCTCATAGGGCGGAGATGGAGCAGTTTCTTGGAAACTTCGATAAGAAGAGCCAGTCCGACGAAAAGCTACTCAAGATGGCTCTTGTTTACGCTCGGGGCCTGAAATCTAAGGACGCCGTGAGGAAGGCAGGGGAGTCCAGGGAAAAGAACTTGCGCGTCATCGGGAGCGGGCGCCCGTCGACATCCGGACAATCGGCTGGCGGGTCCGCAAAGTCGATTAAGTTATCTGCCCAGGAGCGGAGCGTGGCGAAAGCCGCCGGGTGGAGCGATAAGGAGTATCACGATATGAAATACGGCGGGCGGAAATGAAGAATGGTCTCCACTTCGGACGGGAAGTTCATCCGGTTTCACCTAAATCCGGAAAACGCATGGGACGGACACCGTTCCGCTATTGCAAATGCGGGTTCCCGAACGATACCCGGTCAACAGCCTGGGCGGAGGGGGCCAACGACGGCGACGGAGGTCTCGTTCTTCGTTCTGGGTCTAATCCTCCCGAGTGGGATGTATCGATGGGATGCGCGTTCTGCGGGCGGGTGCAATGGTTGGACAGAAAACCAGTAGCCTTGCCGGACGATCGATATCTTCCGTCGAAGGAATGGGTGAGGAAACATCCGGGAAGAAGGTGAATTTGGGTTGAGTTTGCGCCCGAACAGGAGCCGAAAGGCCCTGAAACTAAGGAGGCAACACAATGGCACGAATTGTAACTTACGATCAAAGCTACAAAATTAACGTCCCCATTTACGGGGCTGGTGCAAACATTACTAAGGGTGCGCTTGTGATGCGCGGGGCTACCCCTGCCACCAATAACGGGATGGCGATTAAGGCTACCGGTGCGTCTGCTCTTCCCGACATCCTTGGAGTGTTGACAACCGGATTGAATTACGCGACCGACGGCGAAACTTTGATTGCCGGAACCTCCCACGTTGTGAAACCCGTGGAACCTGTAAATTCGTTTCGATGCGTACGGTTGGAATACGACAAAACCAGCCAAATCACCTGCACCCAGGCTGTGTCTACCACAACCATGACCGTCACATCACTTCAAGACGACATTGATGCGTCGTTCTTGTATGTGTCCGAAGGCCTTGGAATTGGGCAGACGAACTATCTGACGGCCGCCGCCGCCGGATCCTGCACGTTGAAAGCCGCGTTCACAACGTCATTGGACACCACGTCCAAGTTTCTCAAAATCCTGCCTCGGTTTCATTTGTTGGGTGGATTGAATTCAACTGGGACGAAATTGTCTAGCCAAGCCGCCGCCGGAGCTGTGAACGTGGTTGTCATTGACACGTTCATTGAACGGAACGGACGTATGGAAGCGCTTGACCCTACGAAACATGCGGCGCTGACGGGTCTTAATGATTTGGCGAGCGTCCGGTTCTGGGCAGACGTTCTCATTCGTGACGCGATTCCCTACAGCATTGACTAAGAAACAAAGAAATACAGCCTGAGACGAGGCGGCTGAAATTAAAAGAAGGAGGATCAAAAAATGATCCTTGACGGAAACTGGCAAGATGCACTTGAGCCGATTGCGAAGAAATCCTTCCGAGTCGGCCTCAAGGAAATCCCTGCCGAGAAAAGCATGTTGTTCGATGTCACCAAATCGGACAAGCTGACCGAAACCTACCTGGAAATTGGCGACGTGGGGAGCATGGAAGAGTTCAACGGTTCCGTGCCCTACGACGACATTGCCCAGGGCTACAAGATGACCGTGACCGCTAAAGAAATGGCGAAAGGGATCAAGATTCAACGTCGGTTCGTGCGAACGGACCAACTTGACATCGTTAAATCTCTTCCGAAGATGTTGGGCCTAGCGGCTCGCCGGCGGATGGCTCTGGACGTGTTCTTTGGCTACAACAACGCCTTCAACACTTCCTTGACCACCCTGGACGGCCTTGCGCTCTGCTCTACCGCGCATACGTCCACTAATGGCGGATCGAACCAAGGAAACTCCGGAAGCACGGCGTTCTCTGCCGTGTCCGTTGAAGCGACTCGGTTGCTGATGAAGAAATTCCTAAGCAATACCGACCAGCGCTTTGAAGTCATGCCCGACATGCTGATCGTTCCTCCCGACCTGGAAGAAGCGGCGTACGAACTTACCGCGTCTTCTGGCAAAGTGGACACGGCCAACAACAACAAAAACTTCCATCAAGGTAAGTGGAAAGTTTTGGTGTCGGACTGGTTGGAAGATACGAATAACTGGTTCATGGTTGACTCTGACCTGCTGAAACAGTTTGCAGTTTGGAATGATGTGGATACCATCGACTTCGCGCAAAGCGAAGATTTTGACGGTATCGCCGCCAAATATCGGGCCTATATGTTCTATGGGTTCGGGTTTCGTGATTGGCGGTTTCTGTATGGTCATAACGTCTAAAAAAAACAGGAGGAAGCGAACCTATGCGTTCCAGAGCAGATGGTGAGATGGATAAGAGGTATGGCCCACGGGGTTCCCGTGAGCTTTTGCAGGACGGTCGTAGAATTTTAGGAGCGACCGAACGGGAAGGATTGGAGAGACAGTTGTCTACCATTGAATCAGATCGACGTGGAGATATCGAAGGGGTGCCGCGCCGGATGCAAGCGTTCGTTGACCGTGATGTTGACGTCAATCGTGGGATTATGGACGCCCGCGAAAAACGGATACGGAACGTCTTGGCGTCCGGTGCGGCGGCTCCGTTGTCTCAGGAAGAGCGGTCTCGGTTGGAGTCCGACGAAAAACAGTTGAGGGAGAAGTTGTCTGCTCGAATGATATCGCGCAAGATGATGACTCTCCGACCGGGCTCGTTGGATTTCACGAAAGCCCGCAATATGATGGCAAAACAAGAGATGTCTCCCGAATTCAATAAAGAAGCAATGGTGTGGAAAAATATGCGTAGACGACTTGACCCGACCGACCCGGACATTGCAAATCTGGAAAACATTAGACCTGAATAGGAGGAAACGATGAATCGAAAGAAATTATGGTTTGTTGGCGTCGCTCTTGTTGTCGGCGTTGCTATTGGCTACGCGGCGACGGGCGATATTGTTACCTGGCGTGGTAAAGGGTCTCGACGGGGAACCGTTGAATTCAAAATCAGCTCCGCTTCAATGAACACGGCGGCGGATATTGTCCCCGGCACGAACAACGCCAACAGCCTTGGCATTGTCACCACGGGTGAATTGAAGAACGGTTTTTTCGCGTCCGGTATTGGAATACCTTCCAATGCGGCTCCTAAAACCAACGTGACTCCGGCCCGCGCCGGAATGCTTATCTTCAACTCAACGGGCGGCGAAGTGTGTGTATCTACCGGAACCGCTACGAATGCTTGGGTGAAGCTGTCCTCTCCTGGGACTTCGTGCGCGAACTAAGTTCCACCATGCGGAATAAATACATTTTCCCCCTTTTGGGGGCCATGTGTTTATTTACCGGAATACTTGGGCGCCGCATTGCAGGGGGCCGCGACAAGCGATGTAAGATGGAGAATCAATAAGCTGTTCTGGGACGTTGATGGGAATTACGTTAAAAGTCTGTTCAGCAAGCCGAACCAGGTTTGGGACGATAGAGCTTCGTTGGCGTATTCTTAAAATAAACAAGGGGGTGTTTGACGTGAAGCATTTCTTAAAATCGTTGGCCTATATCGTCTTCTTATCTTACGGATGCCACGCGGCGACGCTCTCCGAGTTGCGTACGTCTATCCGAAGAAATGTGCGTGACACATCAACGTCCGCGAGTTTCCAGCGGTACTCTGATTCCGACCTGACCTCTTTAATAAATGAGGCTCAGCGTGAAATAACGAACTCCGTTTGGATGTTACAAACCGAGACGAGCTACGTTTCGGCGGCGTCGACGATGTTCACAAACTTGCCTTCCGATCTCTTGGCCGTCATAAAGGTCGGGTATTTGAAGACGGGGGCAACGACGCGGACGGATTTGCCCGAGAAAACGCTCTCCGGGCTAACCGCCATGAACCCGAATTGGGAGAGCCAAACCGGGACTCCGACGAATTATTACATTCGCCAGAGAACCGACAACACGCTAAAGCAGATCGGCCTGTATCCGGCGCCCGTGTCGGCCTCGACTGGCACGGTATACATAACCTACGCCGTGATGCCCAATGACCTCTCCGACTCCTCTGACGTCCCGTTTAACGGGGCTTCGTGGCTGGTTCCTTACCACAAAGGCCTGTCTGACTATGTTTCCGGCCGGATTAAACAGATTGAGGGGAAGACGGACGAGGCCACCGGATACTTTCAGTTGGCCGGTGCGGAGATTAATCGGATGAGGGAACGGCTTGGGGAACTCCCGAATTACACGCCTGGGATGGTGACGGGTAGCGTTGGAACATCCGGGGGGACGAATCGGTGAAGAAAAGACTGATCGCCCTATTGGCGATTATTTTTACGATCGGCATTGGGTGGGCCGTCGTTGAGCAGGCATTGCACGTCAATCAGTTTGGCGGGATGATGAAAGACGTTGACCCGTTAGCCTTGGAAGACAGCATGGCGGCCGATTCCGAGAACGTCATCACAGATCTCGGAAACGGGATTCAGCCGCGTGACGGGTATATCGCCTATTCAACCGAACCGTCTAAAGCCCTCTGGGTGTTTGCAAAGTCTGACGGAACCCGCTATCTCATAACCCATTCCGGAGACAGTCTGAAAGCGGACTCCGGGAACAAGACGTTTGCCACGGTAATTTCAACGGTGGCTCCGAGTATTGTAACGGCAGGGTCACAACTTGGCGATTATTTCTACTTCTGTAACACTGTCGACGGCCTGAAACGGTGGGACGGGGCAACGGTGACGATTGCCAGCGCGACCATGACGGCGAATCAACTGGTGACATGGAAAGGTCGGTTGGTGGCCGCCGGGAAACCAAGTTATGAGCGAACCCTTTTCATTTCCCGATACCTTGACGGGACAGCCTGGAATCTCGCTACCGACCCTTCCGATGATGACCCATCCCAAATCACGGTCGGCGGCTCTCTGGACGAAAACATAACGGGCCTATATGCCAGCTACAAAGATCTCCTTATTTGGTTTAAGAACACTTCCTTTGGTGGCCTTTTCGGGTCACGGCGGTCTAACTTCGCCCTTCGCACATTCTCCGAGAGTGTTGGGACAAACCATCCGGGGACCGTTCGGGACTGTGACGGGCTTTTACGATTCCTTGGCCCGCGTCGGACGGTATGGGAATTTGACGGGTCGAACCTAACGAAGATCAGTGAAGGGAACAATGAACTCTTTGACGCCATCATTAACGGGGAATCAAACAGCCGGACGGCAACGGTTACGAGCCAGACGGATTATGACGCGGGAACAAACACGCAGACAAACTCAAGCGTAGCTCCCGGTTCTGTTATGTTGTCAACGTGGTCACGGATAGACACGACTCAAGGGGATTTTGATTCTGGCACATCTTCGATGTATTCAATTTATGCGGCAGTGCGAAGCAAATCAGATGGGAGCATACAACTAAATCATGGGTACATCAATGTAAGCGATGCGAATGCTCCAAATTACAGTTTCGAGAGCGGGTCCGGATCGGACGCTTCAAATTGGACCGAGGGCGGAACATGGGGGAGATATGCAACGCTTCCATATTCCGGCACATATTCTATGGCTTCAAATGGCGGGACCGGGTATACCGTAAGCTTTTGTCAAAACGCTGGGTCTTGCACTAACGAATCGAAAACTGCCACTGGGAGTTGGCTCGGGGAATCGATAGATCTTACAAGCGTGGTGGGCTCTTACGGGTATTTCAAATTCACGGACAGTCTTGGCGGTGTAGTAAGTTCCGATAGTTTTTATCTTACTGACGATAGAACTCCATGTTGCAGTTTTAGCTACGAGGTCATGCACGATGGGTCAAAATTAAAGGTAGATATTGTTGGTCCAATGTCACAAACCCTTATAACGTCTGGGACGTACACGTCACAGACATTTAACACAAATATGTCGTCTCCTTCATGGACATCGTCGGCGGCGACATACTCAACCAACGGCAATAACATTTCATTTGAAACACAAACGTCGACAGATGGCGCAACGTGGGGATCAGCGTCTACATGGACGTCCGGGAATAGGCCGGTTTCCCCAAGCCAAAAATACATACGTTATCGCGCCTTATTTTCTATGACAACCAGTTCGCTTGGGTTTCCTAACGTATCTGATGTCACTCTTTCTGCTCGCCAATCTTCCGGCACTTTCGTTTCCGCCAATCAATCCATTGGCTCTGCTATTTCGTCCTGGAACGTCTTTCAGCGCGACGAAACGCTTAACGATGGGACGATCACGTATGGATTCTACACTGATTCAAATGCCACAAAAACGATAGGGGGGGATGGCTTACCAGTGGCCGGGACATACACCAGTTCCCAGACGATCACGAATAATACGATTCCGACAATCTCAACGGCCCCTTACGCTTTCTTCTCGGCGAAGTTTGACATCACGGCGTCAACACAGAACCCGACGAATGACCGAATGTCGATTACGTGGGACGAAGGGTCAAGCCTTAAGGCAAAGTCAGTGTGGACAAAGCAGAGGTATTGGCTTTCAACGAGCAGGGCGTCCACGGCATACAATGACACGGTTTTCGTCTATGACCGCCAAAAGCAATGGCAACGCTACACGGGCCTGAACGCCTTGGATATCCAGCTTCATAATTCATATCCAATGATCGGGAGCTCAGGCGGGATTATTCAAGGGGAGATCGGGACAAGCGACGCGGGTGCCGCCATAACATCTTCTTACACGACAAAATACTTTTTCCCGAACGGCGCCGAAATGAGGGCCTACCTACGAGACCTTTGGATGACAACAACGCGATCCGACGCTACTCTTTCAACGTATCTTTACCACGACGGCGCGGCGACACCAATAACACTCGGTGCTTTTGTAATGAACGGACAAGAAGGGTATCAAGTAAAAAAGCTTCCCATTCCCGCTGGCGACCTGCAACTGGTGCGCCACGTGGCGATAAAGTGGAACGTCTCTGGAACTGAACGATGGAAAATACTGAACGGGAGCTTGTATTTTGACCCCGACACGCAGAGAGAATAGGAGGCGGACATGGGATTTAGCTTAAGTAGAACGCTGAAAGCTGGAGAAAAATTAGGGAAAGGGATGTTGTTTGGCCGTTCCGGCCCAGACAACCCTTACTCTGCTGTCGATTTCGCTTCTTTGTTTGCACAGGACTTGGAAAAACCCGGATCAGCCTACGACTACGGCGGCGCTTACAAAAATCTTCTTTCCATGATCAACGCTCCGTCAAGCGTTGAAGCCGTCAAGCAAGACGTTGAAGGTGAGCAGATGCAGAACTTACTTGGCGACGTTGGGATTCAAACGAAGAACGCTTACGGGACAACCATGTCCGACATGGCGGATCGTGGTCTTGTTGGGGCTGGCCAGTCCAGCGACATAGCGGCAAATGCCTTAGGCCAGGTAAACGCCATGGGGGCGCGAACGGCAAGCGGGATACACGGCGATTACGCCCTTGCCCGTCTTCAACGGCTGTTTGGAAAAGAACAGGCGGCTCAGAGCGCACAACAGAATTATGCGTCACTTTTGGCAAGCATGGCGGAGAATGCGCGGACGAGAAATCTGAACCGGATGCTTGGATTAACCGGACAACAGACTCAAGCCTATGGGCAAGCGGCGAATCTCGCGAACTCTTTTACGCCTGGAATTATTGAAAGTTCGACTCGAAAGGGTGCGGATGCGTTTGGTCAAACCGCTGGAGAAGGTTACGCTAAAAAATGGGTTTAATAGGAGAGTAAAGTGGCAAAATTCCGGTTTGAACTGGAGGACGAGAGAAGGGCTCAGGCTCCGGCGATATTGAAAGAATTGGCCTCTAGCTTTGGTTATAATTCACAAACGACGAATAAAATACTTAATGATTATATAAAGACTGGTGATCTTCAACTCCCAGACATGCTCTCACAAGACACACAGGGACCGTTGAACCAGGGCCAGCAACGGGAGTCGCCAACAAACTCGCTACGCCCGCCTATCTACACAACGGAAAAGGGGTCTGGGGTCTTCTCTCCGGCTCCCGCTGGAGTTACGGACGCCAACCAGATTAAAGAACTTTCAACCGACCCGACGCAGGGCGTAACGACACTTTACACTCGTGGAGCGAACGGATACCAGGTAGTCGGGACTCAGCCATCCAAGACGGATCGGTGGGTAGACGTGACGCCGAGTAATAAGAGGGGGACCGGGCGGCCTGATCCTTACGCCGGGAAAGATCCAGTGAGGGTAAAGGATGCCCTTGCGACGCTTGCGGAACATCGAAAACGGCTTGCCCCTCATTATGGGCCTGGTGGTCAAGTGACGCCTCCGCAAATTGATCCTGAGCTTGAAAATAGGGCCATTGATGCGGCTCAGTATATCGGGGTGCCTGTTCACACAGAAACAACCCCTGGAAACCCAGGGCATTCTTTTATGGGGATTCGGTGGGGAGACACACCGGAATCAAAACGTATCGTGATCGGTGATACGCCGATAGACCCAAATACATTTGGGAATGGCCAACGGCCAGCAATGGCCAGCCAAAACCAGCAGGTTCCGGTTCAGCCGCGAAAGCAGGAATCGGCGCGATCGTTTAATTCTGTGGAAGATGCCGAAGCCGCTCACCTTCCGAAAGGGACGATTATTATGATTGGCGGTCGAAGGGCGCGAGTTAAATAATGGCCATCGAATTCCTAGACGAAATCGCTCCGGCTGTTAAACAAAAAAAACAGGGAGTTGAATTTGTTGATAACCTTCCGCCGGGGTCAACGATTGAATTTCTAGACGAACCGACTCCGCAGGATGGTCGCGGCGCGTCAGGATCGTGGACGCCAAACACGTCAGCGACAAGCGCGAGCAATGAAGTCGCGTCCAAGGTTGGGCCATACTCTAAAGCTGTGTCGTCCGATAGTAAGTCCATGAACATTTACCTAAGCGGTCTAGATGCTTTCCTTAACGGGGATCGCGCGACAGCCAGCCGACTTGCTAATGAGGCGTATCGTTTGGACCCAAAGAATATTGAAGCACGGAATTTGGTCGAGCGTATGCAAAGAAATCCTACGGCTGGAACGGTTAAGCCTTCGTGGGATGGGAACAATTTTCCCGTTATTCCAAAAACAGGAACTCCGTCGCCCTCCGTTGCTGTGAATTTCGTAAAAGGTCTTCCAGGATTAGCGCGAGATGTAGCGTCTCAATCCGCCCGAGAAATAGGATCGTCCGGTGCATACGTGGGCGCCGGAGCTGTTCGCGGGGCAACGATGGGATATGTGGACCCTACGTCGTTAATTGAAAAGTCTCCTTATCTTAGTGGAGCGGACATTTCAAAACAGACTGCTGAAAATGTTGGGTCAATGATCGGAGTGATTGCACCCATCACAGCGATAGCAAAAGGGGTGGGAGCTGGCCTCAAGACGGCGCAGGTTTTCAATACCGTCCGTCCGTGGCTACAGAACATTTTCCAGGCCGGCGTTACTGGCGGAGTTTTTGGAGCGTCCAGAAATCCCGGAGAGAATGAGTCTAGGGCGCAGAACGCGGCGAACGACGCCGGTCTTTTTATGGCATTTACCGGAACGGCTCAAGCAATCCAGAGAGCTTTCGTCAAAGATGTTCTTATTCCCGATGCGAAGAAAGCGGAGGTTTTGCAAAAAGCGACTGACGCCGGGATTGACGCCTACGCAAAAGGCGGGAGCAAATCAGAGGCCGGGAGAGTGTTCACGGAAATACTCAACGCCGAAGCTAAGGCGGCACGTGAGGCCGTTAAGGCTGGGGTTCCTGGAACTCAAGACATTCAATCCCCTGGGTACAAAGAACCGGCGACCGTCGTTAAGACGCCTACGGCATTATCGAACGCCATCAATAGGATAATCGAACGCATACGCAAGCCTTCGGTTAGTTTTAATCAGCCGATAGACGCCATTTCGTCAACCGAAAGACAGGCCGGGGGAATTGGTCAAGATGTTGCGCCCATTGACAATGGATCGACCTCGGGTTATGATCTTGGTGGTCAGGGTGGTGTTCCAAATGTTTTGTCGCCGGGAGGGCTCAGTGTATCACGCGGAATGGTGCCTGGTGGTCCCGCTTCTCCTTTTGTTCCTGTCGCGCCGAGACAGGGTGGAACGCCTTCAGCTCAAATTGCCGCAACCGGCCAACCCGTTCAGGGCATGGTTCCACCGGAACTTGCGGGAAATGAAACTCCTCAATCTGCTCCATCTCCGACGGGAGAAGTCTCTCCTTCGGAATCTGCTGTAGCTCCCACCAAAAAATACCGAATTCCAAAGACGGAAATTGAAGGCTACGCCGAATATCTATGGCGTCAGGCCATCGAAGAGCGGAGTAACGCCACCGGCCTAGAGCAATTCATTATTGAAAATAATGGGATGCGCTCTAACGGCGACACCGAAGAAGAATTCCAGTCGGTCCCTCTCCATCTTCGCGGTATCCATCCTGTTGATGAAATGCGCCAAATGGCCATTGATGCCGGATTTCCGAATGTCCCCGATGATCTTAACTACTGGGCCGGGAGCCTTAAGAAGCGTGGACCGCTTCCCAAAAAGTATATGTTCATTGACCAAGCGAAGCGTGAACTTGAAAACGAATACGAAACTTACGGTCCGCCGAGCCGGCGAGACAGCGGCCCTCAAATTGATTTTGGAAACGCCGAACCGATCCCGTTTGAGAACAAGGCTTCGTATGGCGTTAAAGAGCAAGGCGATCTTTTTGCGGCACCAAAAGAGAACGTCGGTCAAGCATTTGATCGTCTCGTAGCCCACGCGAAACAGCAGGGATTTAGCCAGCCGGAAGCGATGGCCTATGCCAAACGGACGCTGGCGGCGCAGGGAAGGGGGGCGGAAGCTCCCCAGGGAGGCCCACAGGCGTCCCAAATGGAGATGGGGGCTCCCGGCGGGGTTGAAGGGTTTGGACGCGGACAGAAGGGGCAGGGGAGCCTTTTTGAAGGAAAGGCAACATACGGAGACAAAAAAGACTTAATTATCCAGCACAACGTGACGGCTGAAAATATATTACATGCCGAAAAAATTGGCGGCTTTCCGGTCCCATCGTTGGCGATCACAAAAAAAGATAAAGGGATTACGGGGTTTGGAGACATTACGCTGATTGGCGACAAGAGCATGGCGGATCCGAAAGGTTACGCAAAAACGCAGGTTTTTGGTTCCGATGTTTATTCCCCTCGCTATCCGACGATCCACTACAAGATAAAAGACTCCGCCATCCAGTCAATTAAGTCCGAAATTTCTAAGGGAATTGAAAAGGCCGGACCGTGGTATGCCGATTTGGATGAACTTCAAAGGCGGGGCGCGGGATATCTCAAGACTGTCCCACAAATACGTATTCAGTTCGCCGAAGATAACGGGATAAGTGTCCCGGAAATCCTAGACCAAAACGGGCGAAAAGAGGAATACCTCATGGGGGATAAAGCCGAGCGTGGGATTTACGAAGCAAAGTTATTGGACAAGTTCGGCGAATTCGCTGACGGGCTTTTTAATAAACTCAGCCCCGAGGAGGCCATCTTTTCTGGGTACAACAATCTTGGACGAAGAAAATATAAGCCACACACCCTAGAGAACGTGGTCAATGCTCTTAAAAAAGATTTACGTGGCGGAGAGTCGCAATCCAATATCTACGGTCCTGGCCAGTTGAGGGCGAAATTTACACCAAAATTTCGGAGTATCGAGCAAATACGAAAAGCGAAAGGGAAACTGACAACAAAAGAAAACTTTGCAAAGATTAAGGCGGAGGTGGAATCTGATTTATTGTCCATTTCCGACAAGATGAAGTCCTACTACAAACACAAACCGCCGATGTTTGGATTTCAAGATACCGTCATGGCTGTCATGGAAGATACTCCAAAGAAGGGGCTTAGCAATGCTCTGAACGAATACGATTTTGAGGATGTGCCAGAAGAGATTAAAACGGAGATTCGCGGTTTTATGCAAAAACTTGTCGATCTTCCGACGGAGTATTTTGAAGCAAAAATACTTCGCGGGGTCGCTCTCCATGAGTTTCGTGGTGCTGTTGTCCCGGAGGGAACGAAGCCCGAATTAATTTCGCTTCTTGAAAAGCGTGGGCTTGAAATACAAACGTACAAGAAGGGAGATGAGGGGGAACGCCTCAAAGCTGTCGATGCGCTTGCTACCAGACTTGGTAGTCAGTCTTTATTTGAGAAAAAGTCAACATACGGCACCAACGCTCCGGTTTTCTACTCTCGACTCCAGCGGGCGGTTGAAGAAAAGATGCCGAACTCGGCCCCGGCGGTCATGGTGCGGAATCTTGTTGACCCTACCAAGGGGAACGTGAAGGCCGAAGAGGTCGAGTGGTCTGGGATCAATGAGTGGCTCCTCGGGAAGGAGAAGGTTACGAAAGCGGAAGTGTTGGACTTTCTGAAACAGAACCAGGTGGAAGTGAAGGAAGTGGTGAAGGATGACACTGGTGGTTTCCGTGTGGAGCCGGACGAAGATAATTCAAGTCTGTTTAATGTGATTGCGAATAATCGGCAGGGGACACAAGTCGGAGAAATATCCGTTTTGGACGGGGCCTTCAAAGCTACGACGGACTCTGGACGTGAATCTCCAAAATTTGCAAGCATGGAGAGAGCGATCGCTTGGTTCAACGAAGAAAGGCCCATCCCATCCACAAAATTCGCCAATTACCAGCTTCCCGGCGGCGAGAACTACCGGGAGATTTTGCTGACGTTGCCGCCTTTGCCAGCCGATAAATCAATCATTGAGAAAAACAAGTATGGCGAATGGGTGGTCCGTGAACCATCTACTGGCAACAGTTTTGTTTTGAACGCCAAAACACGGGAAGAAGCCGAGGCCGAGGCGAGGCCAATTATAGAACGGCGAAAAGACAAACAAAACGTCGTCGGTAACTTTAATTCTTCCCACTTCGACGAACCCAACATCCTGGCCCACATCCGGATGAACGACCGAACGACGACGGACGGGAAGAAAGTCCTTTTCCTGGAAGAGGTGCAGAGTGATTGGCATCAGCAAGGAAGAGAGAAGGGGTATGCCGCGCAAGGAAAGACAAAGGATGTGGGGCAATTAGCTGGAATCGAAAAGGATGGATATTGGGAAATCGTAAACAATGATGGACAGTTCATCACGAACGTATATTTTAGCGACGCCAAAACAGAGAACGAGGCGATCACTGAGGCGCGTCGAAGACTGGCAAATAATGAGTCGGCGAGAACAGACATACGCTTGCCAGGAGTCCCCAACGCCCCCTTCAAAAAAACATGGCACGAGCTGGCCCTTAAGCGGATGCTCCGCTATGCTGTGGATAACGAATACGATGGGATTGCGTGGACAACGGGGGAACAGCAAAACGAAAGATACGATTTAAGCAAGCAAGTCAAGTCTATTGAATGGGCACCTGACAGATATGAATCCGAGGGTATAAAACACGTCACGATTTCTATGCCTGATTCTATGCATGGGTTCAATGTGTCCCCGGATGGGAAAATTGGCTACGGAGGTGGCGAGTTTGCTGGAAAGAAATTGGACGATGTGGTTGGAAAAGAAATAGCGAAGAAAATACTGGACTCTCGGAATGGGAACCTTTCCGGAGATGGTTTGAAAATTGGGGGGACTGGAATGAGGGGGTTCTATGACCAGATCATCCCTTCGTTCCTGAACAAATACACAAAGAAGTGGGGCGGGCGGGTTAGTGTAATTGACTTAAACCAAGGAGATGTTTTGAAGCGAGGTAATGAATACCAAGTTTGGCGTGACGGGAAATTGGTAAGCCACGGGAAAACGGAATCCGAAGCAAGGCTAACGGCCCATTTCCTCGACATAACCCCCGCCATGCGCGAAAGTGTTGCACAAGGCCAAGCAATGTTTGAAAAGAAGTCTCCGTATGCCGCCGGACCAAACCAGCTTGACTTGTGGCGTCCCACCGGAGAAGGTCAGCATCAGCGTCCCGTGGATATTCCGAAGGCAATCAGGGAGTCTATCGTTGTCAAGGAACTAAAAGAGACCGGGTTCTTGGATGTCCACACGACCACCATCGAGTCCCCCGAAGACATAGCGGCCATTTTCAGTTTCATGCAAAACAATAACATGGAGTCGATGTACGCGATCGGAATGGATGGGGCCGGGAAAATGTTGGGTGTTCAAATGGTCGGGATGGGGAACATAAACCAAATCCCGATCAGCGCACGAGACACGTTGGCGGGTATGCACGCAATGGGGGCGGCAAAAGTAAGTTTTGCCCACAACCATCCGTCTCACGACCCGAACCCATCCAAGGAAGACATTCACCTAACAAAGATTTTAGCGGACCTAGCGAAGTCTGCTGACATGGAAGTTTTGCATCACATTGTCATTGATGGGAAAACTTTTGGACTTGTCCATCCCGACGGACGGGTTGAAATGCGCCCGTTCTCTCGTCCCAAACCAACAGCCTCAACGGTCAGGACAGTGGCCCCGCAACAAAAATGGGACGTTGACGAGGAGCTTGAGCTTGTCAATCAACCGGAGATCGCGGCGGAACTTTTGTCTGGGTTTCAACAGAAACACCCTGGCGTTGTCTTGCTTGCCCTTAACACAAAAAACAAAGTGAACAGCATTTGGCATGTATCGTCCAGTCTTCCGTTAAATCCCGGCAAGCTTGTGGCGATGATAGGTAAAATCTCAATGCGTAACGCGGCGGCGTCCGTTATTGTTTCGACAAACGTAAGCCCTAACGCGGCGTATATTAAAGCGATTAAATCCAGGCTTTCCCCGTGGGGTATAGAACTTTTAGATTGGGTCGGGTTCCCTGGAGATTTCGCTCCGGTCACAAGCGCAAGACGGCAAGGGATTATCGGGGAAAGCAAGGCGTCTTACGGGAAAGTAGATCAGACACAAACGCCAGCTTTTCGGAAATGGTTCGGTGATTCTGTTGTCACTGACACGGGTAAACCCATGTCCGAAGGTGGGAAACCGCTAGTGGTTTATCATGGTGGCCTTAAATTCAACACATTTGGGATCAATGATAGAGAACTACGAATCGGTAAAAGGGCTGATGGATTTGCACTTCAGGAACATTTAGGCGATGGAAACTGGACTTGGACAGGGCCACCGTTCAAAACCGAACAAGAGGCTAAAAAATACCTAGATGAAATACCAAAGACATCGGCGGCTTACGCAACGGAGAGCCAAGATGTTGCGGAAAGCTATGCCGACCAATACGGGAACAGTGAGCAAGAGGTCAAGTCGCTCTATTTGAATTTAGCAAACCCGCTGGACTTGCGCGATCCGTCTCTGTATAAAAAATGGGTTGGGGAGATTGGAGACACTTTCAATGCACAAGAGCTTAATATGGCGCATGGGAGCCGCGAAATAAGAAGCGGTGGGAAAGTTCTCAGCGATGCGAAAAAAGCCGGATATGACGGAGTTGTATTCTACGACACCGACGTGTATGACAAAGGTGCTGAAACGGCCTATGCCTTCTTTTCTCCAAACCAGGCAAAATCCGCCACTGGTAACTCAGGAGCCTTTAATCCAAAGAACCCCAGCATCTTAAAAGAATCCGGTGGCGGCTACGGCGGAAAACCGCCAACGCCTCCGGTGTCACCGGGGAGCGACTTCGGTTCCGGCGACGCTTACGAAGCCAACAGACTTTTGGCGAAGAAAGGGTCTTTCACTCATTACAAGGCGGGCGATATACTTAAAGCGTCTAAAGATTTAGCGGAAACGATTCTGACACCGATATCGACCGTCCTTAAAAACATTGACCCATCGCTCAAGGTAGCGATCCGTCGCCACGTGTTCACTGTCATGAAGGATACGCATGACGATTTGCATACCGCCATGCCATTCATGGCCAGGGCAGACACGATGCCGCAGGACGATCAAGCCGATCTTGACCTTGCTGGCAAAAACGGGGACATAAGCAAGATCAAGGAAATTATTTCCAAGCACGGAGCCTGGGCTCAGTATGACGCCTATCGAAGGACAATGGACAGTCTTCGGGATCGTGCTATCGCTTCTGGCGTGGACATGGGATACCTCTCCGACTACTTCCCTCGGATCGTCGAAGACAAGGCCGGATTTCTGGAAGCAGTTCAGGCGGATACACGATGGCCGGATATTGCGGCCCTGATCGAGCAGGCGGAGACGGGCGGGATTCTTTCGGATGACGACAAGATTGCGCTTATCAACAACTATTTGAGAGGCTATTCCCAGGGAGTCATTAACATTAAGACTCCCGGAAACGTGAAGACTCGGACCATTGCAATACTCTCGCCCCGGATGAATCGGTTTTACATGGACTGGCGTCCGGCGGCAATTCGTTACGTGGAAGGTATGAACAAGATGATCGGGGACCGCGCCTTCTTTGGAAAGTCGGCCAAAAACGCTGACGAGGGGCCGGACCTGTTCGGGATAAACAAAAATAAAATCGACACAGAGAAAAGTATCGGGGCATTTATTAAAGACGCTGTTGAGTCCGGGCGCGTGAAACGATTAGACGAACAGGGATTGCGGGGCACGCTGGACGCATATTTCAACCAAAAGACACCCGGCCTCGCCATCAAGATTTATCGTGATATAACGACCATGCAGACGATTGGTAACGCTATCGCCGCATTGACTCAATTACAGGACATCGGAGTGTCACTCTACCGCGCTCCGCTAGAAGCAATTCCGAACTTCATTAAGGCTTTTGTCAATCGGTCAGAAATAAAACTGACAGACCTCGGGCTTGATTCTATCGCCGAAGAATTTTCTACGCGGACAAAACTATCGCGTTCGGTCTCGGCGGTTCTTAAGCTTTCCGGACTAACTGGTCTCGATAGAATTACGGCCGAAACGACTATAAACTCGATTATCGAAAAATACAGATCCCAAGCGAGACGCGGGATGGTGGGCGGTCTTGAAGAGAGGCTCCGCGCGGCGGTTGGTGAGAAATGGGAGAAAGTGGCCGACGAATTGGCGAACGGGAAGACAAGCCCTGATGTGCTAGAGCTTGCCTTTAATGAAATACTTGACGTTCAACCAAAAGCTTTAACAGAGCTACCGAGAGGATACCTTAAGGGCGGAAATGCCAGGATTTTCTATATGCTCAAGACGTTCCAGCTCAGGCAGATGGATTACATCAGAGCAGAAGCTTTCCATAAAATGGCCCAACCTGGACTCAAAAATAAGGCTATCGGGATGGGAAGACTTGTCTCTATGGTGGCTGTTCTTGGAGCGATGGGCGTAACAACCGACCAATTGAAGGATTGGGTCTTAGGAAGAAAGACTGATTTTTCTGACCGCATCATAGACAACATTCTAAAATTGGCTGGCCTTTCAAAATGGACAATCTACAAGGCCAGACAAGAAGGATTTGGTTCTGCTTCGATGAAAACCATTCTTCCTCCCGCTCCGATCATAGATCAGCTATGGAAAGACGTTGCGACCGCCGGGGACGGGAAAGGGACCGAGTCGGTCCAAAGCATACCGCTAATCGGAAAACCATACTACTGGCGGTTTGGTCGTGGCCGCGAGAAGACCCTTGCCAAGCATCCCGAATTGCGAACCCCTAGTATTGATTCCCGTGGGCGAACCCTCCGACCTCGGCCGGCGCCGGCACAGCGCCACCCGCTCCGCCAGCGCGTAATGGTGAAACGATGAAACGCCTCTTGCTTATGCTTGGGTTCATCGTGGCCTCTCTCTGTGCCCACGCCGACACCCAACAGCCTCCTTACGAGGAAAAGAACTGGGAGACTAACGAGAACATGCGTAACGCCTATCTGGCCATTGCCACCCATCAGCATGATGGAAAAGACGGGTCCAAACGAATGCCCTGGCTTTCACTTTCGACTATCGAGAATCCGACAGCAAACAATACCGCTACGGGTGAATGTGGGATTTACGCCAGGTCCGGCTATATCGTCATTTTCTGTAACGATGCGGGGACCATGCATTACGACAAAATGAATATCGTCGGTGGTGGGACAACATGGACGACGGGAGCCCCATGATAAACTTTCAGCAGGCAAATAAAGGAGAAAAAAAATGTCACTAAATAGAATTCCGAAATCTGGAAATATGGAAATCATTCTGCAAGGAAACGCGCAAGCACAGCTTTCCATTAGCGGGGCGGCGGCGCAAACGTCGGCTTTTACGGAAAACGGATATTTTGACATTTGGTCGGACGTTGACGCCTATATAAAAGTTGCACCGACGGCGGATGACGTTACGACATCGACCGGATACCTCATCAGAGCGAATATCACATACCCGAATCTTGTGGTCTTGGTTGGCGACAAAATTGGGGCCATTGCTGGTGGCGCCGGAACACTTCGGTATCACAAGGTGGGCTAAATGAGGTCGCGCGACAGGGGGCGAGAAAGGGCGGTCGGAAAAAACGAGGCCATATTAAAGGACGCCATTTTACGAGCGAACCTAACGCAAGATATTGGTTTTGGGCGTGGGAGCGGGGTCTCTACATTTACCCGCGCCACATCTGCGTGGGAGTTCGATAACGAGGGGAAACTGATTACCGTCCCGTCGGGCGCGGCGCGATTTCGCGGGGCTAGGATGGTAAGAAATCTCATCCCGAAGGCTGAAGACTTTGCCGATTCGTCTTGGACAAAAGCAAACACATCTGTTATCGCCAACGCCGCTGTTTCCCCAAGCGGAAGCCTTACCGCAGACAGCGTTATCGAAGATTCTTCGGGGCCGATTGATCACACGTTAAACCACGCCGCAATAGTTATTTCGACCGGTGGAAAATGCACGTATTCAGTTTACGCAAAAGCCAATGGGTGCGACTTCGTGGCTTTGAGCATCCAGGCATTTTACACATGGTTTAATCTATCCAACGGGACGGTCGGGACAAACGGTGGAGGGACGACAGCATCAATCGTATCGGCAGGGGGCGGCTGGTATCGGTGCGCGATTACGCGGGACATAACGACAGCGAACAATTTCGGGACAATCCGCTTGGCCCACGGAGATAATATTAGCGTTTATACGGGGGACGGTGTGTCTGGCGTTTATCTATGGGGCGCACAGCTTGAAAATGTAACCGGACAGGCGGATACGTCCCCGAGTGAATACATCCCCGTTGGCGAACGTCAAAACTGGCTCACATACACCAACGATTTTAACCAGTGGACGAAATCGAACGTAACGATAACAGGGGACTCTATAGCGAACCCGATCGACGGTGTGGTAAATGCCACCAAAATTGAGTGCGCATCTACAGCCGCTACGAACCTGTCATTAACGACATCGGGGGCGGCGCGTCAAGATGGGATGAATTATTCTTTGTATGTGAAAAAAG